CGCAATGAAACTTACAACATTCTTTCTTCTACTCCTTCTAATGCCAATGCTCAGTTTAGGGCAACGCTCAAAAAGTCGGATTCCCTACTCAAAGCAGGGTTTTACTCCCGAACTTACAACCTACGATCTGCAGCTTTTCAATCTGAACTACAATAGCATGATGTATTGGTATGGCACAGCTATGGAAATCGATAGCTTGTACCAAATGGAAAAGTTGAAAGTGACTTATTACGCTAAGATAACAGGCATTCAGGCGCAGAGTTATGAAACACTGGCTGAAATCTATGCTAACAAGCAGGCTATTGAAAAGGCCATAGCCACTGAGAAAGATGAAGAAATCAAACAGTTGAAGCAGCGCAATAGACGGTTAATAATTACTAACACTGCACTGACTTTAGGTATCACAGCGGTCGCAGTTTCTACTATATATTTTGCAATACTATAAACAGCCATGGAGTTTGAATTTCGCGATGTAGCAACAATTGTTGGAGGCACGATTTCATTAGCCAGTCTTTATTTCGCATTAAAGCGCAGTGATGACAAGCTAAGTGAAAAAATAAACAATCTTGAATCATACCATAAAAGAGAAATGACTACAATCACCGACAGCATGCGTGCGCAAAAAATTGAACTGTCAAGCAAAACAGATAAGTTGGAAGCAAAGATTGACGCAATCCAAACGCAGAACGCAATCATTAGCGCGAACATCGCGGAACTTACTGGCTATCTAAAAGCAAAACAATAATGACCAATAGGCATGCGGAAATCTACAAAGAGATACATGCAGGAACAGGAGCGATAGCAGACCGCATTCGTGCGGCTATGAAGAAGCATGGCATTACAGCGCAATACAAATCATTTGAGCGATTATATTATGGTTGGCGTAAGTATCATGGCATAAAAGAAACAGAGCCTGTTAAAACGCAGCCTAAAGGAAATCTAAGCAAGTTATCCGCTGACCTCAACGAGTTCAATTCATTGCTCAATGAGTTAGCACCTGAATCATCCAACCCACTCGACCTTCCACCATCACAGGAAGCGCACTACAAACCATTCAAACTTCCGATTAATCACAACAATATCTTGTTGCTGTCGGATATTCACGTTCCATATCACAACATACAAGCGTTAACTCTTGCGCTCAAGTACGGACTGGAGAATGAAGTGAACACTATCCTGCTCAATGGTGACATAATAGACTTCTATGCTATTAGCAGATTTGAAAAAGACCCACGCAAAAGAAACTTTGGGCATGAGGTACTAATGACAAGGCAGTTTCTTGCAACGCTGCGCAAGCTATTCCCAAATGCCGCGATCTATTACAAGTGTGGTAATCACGATGTGCGATATGACCACTACATCATGCGTAATGCTCCCGACCTTTTGGGTATGGATGAGTTTAACTTTGAATCATTGATGAAGCTTGACGAGTTAAACATCACATTCATTCCGGATAAGCAAATAATCCATGCCGGTAACCTTACCATTTTGCACGGGCATGAACTGGGTGCATCCGTATTCAGTCCTGTGAACATCGCACGTGGTTTGTTCTTGCGTGCTAAGTCCGATGCATTGTGCGGTCACCATCACCAGGCGAGTGAACATAGCGAACCAAACATCAAAGGAAAGCTTACAACTTGTTGGAGTGTGGCGTGCCTGTGCGAGTTGCACCCTGACTACATGCCCATCAACAAGCATCACCACGGGTTTGCACACGTGCGTGTGATGGACACGGGCGAGTTTGAAGTGAGCAACTACCGTATTGTGAATGGAAAGATTCGTTAAAGAAAAAGCCCCCACCGTTGTGAGGGCTTGTTCAATCAATAACGAAAAACAATGATGCGTATTATCACATAACCGTTGCAAATATAGAGCTATTCATCAAGCAAGTCGTAGACTATTTTTCCAAACTGCTCATACAAAACTTCTAATGCATCTTGTGTTGGCTCATCGTGATTGCCATACTTCACTTCATTACGCATCATATTCATGATGTCTTTGAGCGCATCCTTATAGCGTGCAGCATTCAACGTGTAGTTGTATGCATATTGATCATCGGGTAAATTAAAGGTTAGTGTTGCTGTCATCTTGTTGGGTTTTATTTGGTTGTCCAGTTTCACCATCCCTGTACCCATCATTGTATGAGTTGTGGATGTGGTTCATTTCAATCGTTTGTACTGCGTTCAGTAGCCCTTCCATTTCAGCCCATGTCATTTTGATGGCTTGACCTTTGAACCTGCGCTTGAGCGTTAGGTGCAGTCTGCGAATGGCGGTTTCTTTTTTTTCTTGTGTCATTGTGCTTGTCGAATAAAAAGTTCTTGTCTGATTCTTATTAGTGTTCTATTGATGTAATCCTTCTCCGATGGTGTTTTACCAACCATGCCGAGGTACTTGTGGCGAAGCAGCCGCAGCTCGTCATTGGTTAGGGACATCATTTCTTTTCGCTTCATACTTAGTCAATTTTAGTAGTTCGTTCTTTACGTGCATGTAGTAGGCTTTCACGCTGTAGTATTCACCTGTCCCTTCAAAGTCATTTACAATATCATCCGGGGCGTAAGTTAATGCTTCATCAACTGCATGCAGCGCAGCGTTAACTGCTTTGATATGCACGACTGCCAGTTGCCCTAACTGCTCATCGCCTTCGACTATATCAAAATAATTCGAGTACAGTTGCCATGCTTTATCCTTTGCTTTCATTTATTTTCTCCTTTATCTTTTGGAATCCATTTTGTAAACCATGTTCCAACGTCATGATAAACCTCATGAAAATATCCTATCACCCACCATTCAGTACCACCTTTAACTTCACACATTAACCATTGCTCACGTGAGATTGAAAACTGATGAAATTCTGAGTGTTCTTTCCAACTTGCAATCCATTCAATTTTCAGCAATTCATCTAATGAACTGAAGGATGCATGTTCGTCTTCGTAACCTGAAAAATATGCGGGTCGATATCGTTGTATTTTATTCATTCATCACCTCCTTTATATTTTTCTTTATAGTATTCTTCACCGTTTTCAACTTGCATCCAATAATCTTGCTCCCTTCTATCGACGGCTATCAATCCTATTTTACTATCATTAAATGCTTTAATAATTTGCGCACGCTCCAACTCTAAACATTCGCTCATCTCTTGCATGAACTGCCTACCTCGTTGGGTGTGTTCATCAAACAATGAATTAGAATAGCGATGCGTTATTCTCATTGCGATTTGTAATGCGGTTTCCTTACTCATAGTGCTAAAGTATTAAGGTATTCACGCCACATTGGTACACGCTCCTGAAGCTTTGCGATTGCATCGGCATCAAACTCCACAACCTTCTCATGTATGCGCTCCTGCACTGGGATGTCGTACACCCATTCGGTGCGGTGCGATTCCAAATCTGCATCCGGGTAATCGCGCATGAACTGCTCCATGTCGTATATCATATTGCGCTCAATGTTCTGCGCCTTCTTAATAAAGGTAGGGTCACCTTGTGGATCAATAAGATTGAGCCTGCGTGCAAGGCGGTACTTCTCATCGTTAATCATCTCGATAGGTGCATTGACAAGGACAAAGCAGAAGGTTGCAGTAGGTGCGCCCGTTAGCCACATGTAGGCTTGACCTTGCCAGTAGTAGTCTTTACTCAAGTCATCCTGCTTTGCATCCATAAACGTGTGAATGCTCCAACTGCTTTTGATGTCAGGCACGTTCAAGCACTTGTCATTGTCATCAATGATGAGCAGGTCGGGCGTGCCTTTGACAAATTGGTTTTGGAACATCTGCTCGTTCTTAAATACAATCTGCTTTCGCTCCCTGCGCCACATATCAATGGCATCATTCTCAACAGCCAAACCTTTCTCAATGTACTTGTTGCTGATTTCTTTGTAGCGTTTGTAACGCTGCTGCACATAGACTTCCAGTAATGCGCTCTTTGTGGTTTCGCTAAGACCTGTTTTGGTTCTTGCATCGGTCATCAACTTACCAAGTTGTGACGCTCTAAATAATACGTTTTCCATTTGTTGTTGTTGTTATTGATGGTCAAATATACAATTATTCACCTAAACCGTACTGCTCTTTTTTGGCGTTAAGTTCATCACCTACTTCAGCCAATACCTCAGGGCTGCATGCCTTGAAGATTTTCATCAGTTGAGTGATGTCGGTTGCCTGCTGAATAAGCTCACGCACATACGCTACATCCTGCTCATGCCCACGACCGAGCGCACCCTTTAACTTGAATGGCTTGTATGTGTCCTTGTTCTTGCGATTAAGGTCACGACCGAACACCTTACCCAATGACAGTGCTGCGTTTTTAAGGCACTCTGCTTTGAGTTTACCGAATGCCAAGTCCATTGCGTTAGCTTTTTTGTTGTCGGGGTTTAACGCCCATCTATTACGATCGCTGCCGAATACGTTATCAGGCACTTTGTCAACCATGATAATGACCGATGCAGCCCCGGTACGCTTCAGTTCGTAGCCGCTAATGGGGTGAATCACGACTAACTCAAGTGATGCCTGCACTTCGTTGGCAAGTACCGCCCATTTAAAGTTCTCAGTTCGCCAGTGTCCGAAGAATAACTCATCGAGTGTTGTTTCAACGTGGCTAATGACTAAGGTCTGTGCTTTCTTGTCGGGCGTAGATTCAACTCCGAGAGGGTCGGGTTCTGCGTTAAGCATCTGCTGAAACTTCTGCAATGCTTCAAGATTGTCTTTGTGAAAATTCATGTTATTGATTATTGATTGGTTTGCTTAGTGATTCATTAGGCAGTCGTTCAGTTCTTGGCAGTAGCTTAGAACTGCGAAGATGATAATTGCGCCAATGATGTAACGGAGAATGGTAGATGCTTTTTTCATGTGATAAGATTTATTGTTATTGATAGGGCGAAGATAGTGCAACTACTTACACTCACCCTGTTAAAAATTGTTAAAATTGAGGGGTCATGCCCAACTATAGCTGCCGTAGTTCGGGAACAACTCAAAGTACATGCGCATCATTATGGCATCTGCATAGTCAGGACTCTTACCATGCATGCGTGCGATTTCCTCTTTGCTTATCACAGCAAGTTTGCCATCGGCTTCAGGTTGCCTTCTGCGTATCATGTCCAGTTCCTGCACAATGACATCGCGGAACTGATTCACTTTAAAGATTACTTTGTTCTGCTCAATCAATTCTGCAAGCTTAAAATAGCACTCAGCCTTTTGGTTGGTGAACTTGTCGGATTGCTTCGCACGCCCACCATTAAGGAAGCCCCTGCAACGGAGCGCATCGACCGCACCCCCTCCAACCCCATCTTCATCACAGATCACGTTGGATAATTTGACAGCGTGCCTGTCGCATAGTTGGCGAATGGTCGAAACAACAGTTGTTATTGGTTGTTTGCGCAGTTCATGAATCTCGATTAGGTGCAATCCATGCCACACGCAAATGACACTACGGTCTTTTCCTAAACGCGCTATATCCGCACTGATGTACTTATCGCCTTTTGCTTCTTCTTCCCGGAAACAGCGCACAAGGTCATCGTATTGGTACAGGTTGTCTACGCTCTCGTCATATTCCCAATCACCATACAGCAGCCTTCGTCTATCTATTTCGGGCAATCGTTCAAGTGTTTCAATGTAGCTTTCAGGAAGGTGTGGGTTGTCGGTAGGCAGCGATGGTATAAACGCAAGGTGCTGCGCTAAGTTATCTGCTTTGAATGGTGCGTAAAACTCATTGTAAAGCCATCCTTTCGATGGATTGCACGTGAGCAGCATCTTCGGTTGTAAATCAAATTCCCGTAGCTTAAAACGGATGCGTGATTGCAATATGTCAATTGCCCTCTTTGATACCTGCGCAGCTTCATCCACATACGCATCGGTCAACTCCAGTCCACCCAGTGCGTGAAATTCAGGGTCGGATGGATAAGCAAACAAATCCTTCAGGATTATCTCACTGCCATTGCTGAATGTGATAACGTGCGTTTGATTGTTGATGGTGTAGTGTTCATTAGGCGCAAGACCAAACATCTGCGCTACCTCAAAGAATGTCTTTAGCGTGGTCTTCTTTAACGTATCCAACTTACTGCGACCTATCAAGCCTCGCGTGCCGGGATACTTGAACCTACGGCTTATTTGCCATGCACATCCGATAAAGGATTTAGATCCACCTGCCGCACCACCGAACAGCACCACACGTGCCGGGTGTGAATTACCCAACACACGCAGTGCTTCATTTTGTTTCGGCAGGTACTCAATCATTAGAAGGGCAAATCACCGGTGCCTTGCGAATCATCTTCTTGTGGGCGTTGTTGCATAGGCTCAGACATCTTACCCGAAAAGAACTTGCCGCTCTTGCCTTCCTTTACCCATGCAGCCAGTCGCATCTTCTTGCCATTCACCATGATTTCACCTGTGTACTGTGGTCCGTTGTTAGCCACGTTGTTGTTCTTGAATAGGGTGAACTGACCCTCTTGCATTTGATAGTTACTCATTGTATTAATTGTTAATTATTGCGATGTCATCGACCATCAGTGCGATGGTTTTGTTTCCGTTCAAATCGGTGGTTTCAATTATTTCGAACTGTTCAAGGTAGATGCTGTGGATGTCGATGAAGCCTATAAAGATTTCCATCTCATCAGGATAATCAGCCAACCTATCAAACAATTCGCCTATGGTCATAGCTTGTATTCATCTTTATCCGTGAGCAAATGTAACTCCTCAAAGATAAGACGCATTGCGATATTATCACTCATTGCAGGACGCATGCTGCGCTTAGCTGTTAACACAAACAACTTGCGTAGTAGTTCAATCTCACGCTGTTTATCGTACTGCATGTTAGTATTCATTTTGTTGTTCAATCAATTCGCGGTAACGCTCTTTGCGAAACTCTGTGAACTGGTAAGGTTTGTTGTTATACACACGAAAGCGCAAGTCGTTATCCCATTGTGGCAATGAATCGTATTGATCCATTAGCATCTGCTCAAACTGCGAAGGCTTGCGCTCCTTAGCTTCCTGTACTGGAGCTTGTTCTATCTTCAACTTATCTGCTGCCTGTTGGATAGCACCAACCACCTGTGGATGTTGAAACATTTCGTAGATGTTGTTGGCTTGAGTTTCTTTCTCGCGTGTTGCGGTTATGTGCATGTCTCTTTCCTGTTCAAACTTTAACAGCCATTCGTTTAAAATTGACAAATCTAAGCGGTTGTAAATAGTACCGTACATGCCTGCAACACCACGATCTAAACACAACTGAATATCTTCAAGGCTATACTTCCAATGATGCTGCACAAAGTGTTCAGCCGCAAACTTTATTTGTTCATTGTTCATATTCTTTTCAATGTTCAGCATTGCACAGCACCGGGCAATTAGCATTGAAATTTTAAACTTCGTTTCTTCGCGATCTACTTTTCTAAGAGTTGCTATCTTGTCGCATTTCACGCTCTCGTGCAAAGTCAGCTGCGATTTGGGCTGCCACATTTTGATAGTGTGCAACGTTGTCAAACCTTGGTTTTGTTCCATAAGAATTAGATTTTTGATTATTTGAGTTTTCGAATTTACTATTATTGACCATCCAGTTGCGTGCTGAAGCTTTCCAATCTTTCATTTGATTACGGCCTTGCTTCCATCCATTGGCTTCGTAGTAGTTAAAAAATTTTGCGGCCTCGGTGTTTATTTTTTCATCAGTCCACTGCATGTGCTTTTGTACTGAATACTCACCCATGAAATTGTAAATATCATTTTCTGTTGGTGGTGCGAATGCACTACGTTTATTGTTTATGGTTTGTGGTTTATTGTTTACTTGTTTATGAATGTCGCAGTTGCTTTCAACATTGCTTTGTACTGTGCTTTCACTTTGCTTTGTCAAGTGCTTCATCAGTGCTTTGTCAAGTGCTTTGTTACTTGCTTTGTCAAATTTTGATAGAGCAACTATATTGCATTGGTGTTGATTGACCGCCTTTTTTACCACCTTAACAAAGCCCCATTCAACAAGTTGGTCAAAACACTTTTTGTAAGTGTTGTAGCTTTTGCATCCCATACCTTGCATGCACTCGCTGGCTGTGATTTGGAATATATCTACCCATCCCAATCGGTTATTAATCTCAACAAGCCATAGGTACAAGATACCGTGCGAAGCAGTCACCTGCTCCGGGTGTTCAAAGGCATAGTCAAACCATGCACGCGAATATGAATAGCCATTATTTTTCATCGAGTAATTTTTGAAGATGCTGTAAAAGTTGGTCTGCTTCGTACTGCGTCATGAATACATATACACTTTCGCCATCAGATTCACGTGCAGAAAAAAAAGAAATCAAACTATTAACTTTTGAAACTTGAACAAAGTTCTTATTGATTGAATCGCGAAAACGAATATCAAAATTTCCGTAAGTCCAACGAACTGAATCATGATACATAAACTAAATACCCACCACTACACACAAAGGCAACCCAGCGCACGGTTGTGCTTATGGCAATGCGGTAGTGATGGGATTTAAAATGTTTTTCATACTGAGTTGCATTGCAAAGATAGTCAAACTATCTCTACTTCCAAATAATTGTTGCGATCATAAACCCGATGAGTGCACCAACCGCAAGTATTACAATCATCTTGCTGTTGCTTGTGTCGGGTGTGGCATCTTCCTGCACTGGCATAGGCGCAACACGCTCGATGCGTTTCATGGTTTTGATGCTTAGCTGTGGTGTTGGCTTTGACTTTAGGCGATGCGTTTGCGTATAAGACCGAACACGCACCTGAATATCGTGCACATCACTAATCATAGGTTGACGCGACAAGTTCCATTTGTATTCGCTTTTGCCAATCTTCTTGAACAGGCCAAGCTCTTTGCCTGCTGTAAGGAAGTTGTTGCTAACCTTGAATTGACGCATGGTGTTCTTTGAGTGAAAGGTTGGTTGTGCATGGATATACTCCAACGCTTTCATGTATTTGTTTTTCGTCTGACTCATTGCTCTAAATACTTTTTAATTGTTATTGTAAATTCTTCAAATGACCTGCACACCTTGACGCAGTATCCTGCATTTATCAGCTGTGCGTGAACGATTTTTTGCGTTTCGGAAAGCTTTCCCTTTTCGGTTTTCATTTCGATGAACAGTGCGTGGTATCCTGCAGATGCCATACAGATCATTAAATCGGGCATGCCGGGCATTGCACCTTCTGCTTTCAATATGTTCCAGCGTTTGGCTCTTTGCACTGTTGTACCGCCTATGAATACACCATTAGGAAAGGAAGCAATCAATGTGCGTGGAAAGGAATACCTAAACCACTCAACACATCGCTGCTGTATCTTACTTTCTTCATGCTTCATTCGTGCCATAGTTTAGTGGTTGCCCAAAAGTCAGACACGTAGTTAGCACTTG